AATTTAACAGTAATAGATATTCTTAAACATGGATGTTATTGAAAAAGCAATGAGGAAACATTTTAAGTTTTCTTTAAATTCTAAACTATGTTCTAATTGTTTAGAAAAGTATACTAACTTATACCAAGTAGATAAATTACTTCATATGAATGCTAAAGCGCAGTCAAAGTTAGGAATAGATTCTAATCAAGAAGAAAGACTAGAAGCGTATAATGTAGCAAGATATGTTAAAGCATCTATTGCTACTATTGATAAAAACAAAGCAGAGGTTTTATTCCCTGAAATAGAATTATGATAATTCCTATAAAAACAGATTTAAAAGGTTTTTTAAAAAGCTACTTAACAGTTGTTAATCCTATATTAAAGTTAAAAGACAAAGAGCTAGAAGTAGTATCTGCTTTTTTAATGGTTTGGTATCCAAACAAAGATAAGGAAGGAATACAAAGTTTAATTTTTTCAACTAAGCTTAGAAAAATTATTAGAAAATCTATAGATATGTCTGAAGCTTCTTTTAATAACCATATAACAGCTTTAAGAAAAAAACAAATATTTATAGACAAACGGATTAACCCTTCTATATTAAATAACCTAAACTCTGATACAGTAGAAGTAACTTATAAATTGTCATGGACGAAATAATAAAAAAGTTATCTAAAAAATATAACTTATCGTTATTTGAAGTGGAGCAAATAGTAACCTCTCAATTTAGGTTTATAAAACGAACTATAGAAGACGGAGACTTTAAAAATGTCAGATTAAAACATTTAGGTCTTTTTACTGTTAAAAAGAATAGATTTAAATACTATAAAGATGGAAGAAGAAAAAAAGAGTGTGAGTAAGATGTCTGAAATCCTTAACGGATGGAAAAACGTAGTATTCCCTAACAAACATACAGAACAAATAGCAAAAGCAAGAGCGTCTATATGCGCTACTTGTGAGCATAATGTTAAGAGTAGGTGTAAAAAATGCGGGTGTCCGCTAATAGCAAAAACAAGGTCAATGCATTCACATTGTCCACTAAAATTATGGTAATGAAAAACACAATTAATTACGAGCCTTTAGGAAACCACATTGTAGTGGAAATGCCTTCAGTAGAAAAAGAAACATCTTCTGGGATTATTAAATCACAGCAAATGTTAAAAGAAGAAGAAAGCAAAAGAGACGGGCATGCTAAAGTTGTAGCAGTCAGTGATGATGTTAAAAATGTAAAAGTTGGAGACACTATTATACCTAAAGGCCAAGGCTTTATGGTTATGGTAGAAGAAGTGGAATATTTCCAAATGAACATGTTTGATGTACTAGGTATTGTAAGATGATATTAGAGGGATTCGATACAGAAGCCAACTTTTGGAAATTACACCCACAATTACAAATCCCCCAAGAGTTTGCTGTTATCTATAAAGAAGATAAAAGCAAAACAAAAAGCAAAAGCTCACAGATAATGTGGGCTATTGCGCTTTTGGTGGACCCTGACTCTAAATTTGCTAACATATCTTTTCCTACAAGAAAAGATATAATAAGTAAGGATTTTATTAAAGATACTAAGTTTGACTGGGATAAATACAAACCTGCTATGCAATTCTACGAATCCTCTCTTATTACTCCTGCTAAAAGACAACTTTTAGTTTGGAATAAAAAGATGGATGAAAAAACAAGGTACTTAGATGTGCTTACGTACGAAGAGAATGCAGATACAATAGAAGGACTTCTTAAAACTAATGTTAAACTGTTTGAAGATTATGAACGTCTTTTAAAACTAGTTGATAAAGAAACTAACGAAGGTTCCACTAAAGGTGGAGGTGAAGAATCTGCCTCTGAAAAAGGATTAATATGATTGTTAACAAAGCTGCTTTTTTACTTAAAGAGATACCTCAATTTCACCCCGCAAGCGAAGAATATTTATTGTTTTGGCGAGAAGAAAAGAAAAGGTGTATTGAAGGGTATTGGGTTAGTGGTGTATGGATGCCAGGTAATTTATATTTCTATGTAAATTTTTGGACAATTTTATTAAACAAAAATGCGCACTCTAAAACTAAAACTCCTGGTAAACCATTTCTTAGAGATCTTGAATGGGAGTTTTTTTACAACTGGTGTGAAGCTAGAGGGTTCTCTGGGTTTGAAGGAGATAAAGAGTTTACTTGTAACAGAGAGTTTATAGGTAAACCTAATTATGTTCCTGCTGCAGAGTATATGCGTAGGACACATAAAAAGAATATGGGCTGTCCTTTGTGGGAAAATGAAGCTAAAAACTTTATGATGATGGGAAGTCGTGGGTTCGGTAAATCTTATTCTGTTGCAGGAGGAGTTATTGGCCATGAATTTGTATTTGATGGAATGAAATCTTATAAACCTGAAGATATTGGTAACCCCCCTTCTACAGAAATTGTAGCAGGAGCAGGGGATGCTAAATATTCAGGAGATATATTAAAAAAGACACAATTTGGATTGGATAATTTACCTGGCGGTATTGAACTTGGAGACAAGTTTTTTCCCTCCCCTTTTTCTAAGCAGTACAGCGGTAGTTGGTACTCTGGTAAAGAAGTTATTGCAGAATATAAAAAGAAGCTTGGTGGTACCTGGAAAGTTATGGGTAGTAAATCTAAGATTAAGCATCGTACCTTTAAAGATAATGCATTTGCTGCCAATGGTACTCGTCCTGCTGTAATGGTGATGGAGGAGATTGGTATGTTTAGCAATCTTAAAGCCTCACACGAAGCATCTGTAGAATGTATGAAAAACGGTGCATACAAATTTGGAAGCTGTATGTATTTAGGTACAGGTGGTGATATGGAAGGTGGAGGTACTGTAGATGCAAGAGATATGTTCTACAATCCAGATGTTTATGATATGATTTCTTTTTACGACGAGTGGGAAGATAAAGGTAAAATATCTTATTTTGTTCCTGCGTATAGAGGGCTTAACCAGTTTAAAGATACCAACGGAAATACACAAGAGCAAGATGCAAAAGAATATTTAGACAAGTTTAGAGAAAAACTAAAGAAAAGTAAAAACTCTAGAAGTGCATTAGATGCAGAACTGCAAAACAGACCTTTAGTCCCTTCAGAAGTATTCCTTACGCGTACAGGTAATTTATTTCCTGTAGCAGATCTTCTTACTAGACTAGCTGAATTAGAGGCTACTAACAAAGAAAGAAACCATGATTACATAGGAGATCTTTATATAGATTCTGATAGTAATAAAATTAAATGGAAACCTAACGCTAAACTATCTCCTATTGTAGACTTTCCTCTTAGAGGTAGTGACGATTTAGCAGGATGTGTAGTAATATACGAAATGCCTTATGAAGATAGTGAAGGAAAAATACCTTATGGTATGTATCTTGCAGGAACAGATCCTTACGATCACGACGACTCTACTACATCTTCTTTAGGGTCTACGTTAATTATAAACAAGCTTACAAACCGTATTGTAGCAGAATACACAGGAAGACCCGACACTGCTAATGCATACTACGAAAAAGTAAGAAGATTGTTACATTTTTATAATGCAAAGTGTTTGTATGAGAATGAACGTAAAGGTATGTACCAATATTTAGAGTTTAAAAATCAAACTCATCTGTTGCTAGATCAACCTACTATTATAAAAGATGTAGTACAAAATAGTAAAGTAAATAGAGGTAAGGGTATGCATATGTCTAAACCTTTAAAAGATTACGGAGAAGAATTAATTAAAATGTGGCTACTAGAAGAGTACGAAGCAGAAGAAGGAATGCTTAATCTTCATAAAATACGTAGCATACCTTTATTAAAAGAATTAATTTCTTACAATGAGATAGGAAACTTTGATAGAGTAATGGCTTTTATGATGGTAGTGTACCACATACAAGAAGTGAAAAAGATAAAAGTAGAAAAAGAAAAGAAAGTTTCTACTATATATGATCAAGGATTTTGGGATAAATCTCTTTTTGCTAGAAAGAAAAAATCGTTTTAGCTATAAACGTAAAATTTTAATTTATAACTTTAGAAGTTATTATTAGGACATATTGTTTAAATTGTTAATTTTGTCCTTTAATTCGCGAATTTAAAAAAAATATTAATATGGCAACAGTAAATGTAACATTATCTCTTTCCAGTACAGACTTGTTTGCAAAGCAAGCATTGAGCTTCACGGAAACAGATTCATTATCTCCTGCAGGGGATACCCAAGTAATGGGTAAAATTATATTATCAGGAAACGGAACGCAAGATGCTTTAACTTTAGGGACAGATGCAGCTATTAGACCTTTAGCGGGGGATAACGATCAAGCTTATTTATTTTTAAATAATTTAAGCTCTACTGCTGGTGAATACGTGCAAGTAGCATTAAGAGCAGCAGCAGCTACAGCAGGTGCTGCCGCAGATTGGTTTGCAGTTGTAGGTCCTGGAGAATTTTTATTTATTCCTATATCAGATATGCAAAGTGTAGATCTTGAGCCAGCTGCAGGAACTCCAGCAGTTGAGTTTTTGTTAATGGAAAAAGCATTAGGATAATTTTAAAATAAAATAAAATATGGCAACTTTAAAAACAACCTTTAGCATAACAAGTACAGATCTGTTTGACATGGTCAACTTATCAAAAACAGTTACTGCTAATTTAACTATAGATGGAGATAATCGTCAAGGTTTAACTGTAGTAAAAACATCGACAGGATATTTAGATTTAGTTTTAGAAGCTTTATCTGGTTCTGGAGGTGGAGCTAAAAAAGCTTATGTATACGCTAAAAATTTAGACACAGTAGATAGCTTGATCTTTGCAGATGACGAAAGTACTCCTCAAGTGTACGCTCGTCTTGCTCCAGGAGAATTTATGTTTTTCCCAGCAGCAAATAACACTGCAATAAAAGTAAAATCAACAGCAAATACTCCATTACTAGAATACCTTATATTAGAGGTAGCTTAAATATAATTTATGGCTCACGTAGATTTTCCTAGACAAAAACTGAGTAGACGAAAGAAAACTCAGAAATGGGGAGAAGAATGTATTGAAGCTGCATTAGGCTTAATTGGAATATATGATCATACAAGACGTAGTTCTCGCTTTAAAAAGAAGCGGAACTACGATCTTTATAATGGTAAATTCGATAAGAAGGATCTTGAGTATGTTACAGATCCTTTAGGCCTTGGTGGAGTAGCAGAAATGCCTGCTACCTTGCAGTATTACGATATTGTTTCTCCTATTTTTAATCTTCTTTTTGGTGAAGAAGCTAAACGTAAATTTAGTTATGTAGTACGTGGAGTTAATGAAGATTCTATTTCCGAAAAAGAAGTGGAGATGAAAAATGCAGTTGTTGAGATGTTCACAGGGATGATCAACAAACATCGGGAAACTATGCAAGCCGAAATGCCAGACGCTAAGTCTCAACAAGAGCAACAGCAAATGGCCCAACAAATCGAAGAAAGTATTCCAGAAAATCTTAAAAGATTACAGAAATATTTTACCTACGATTTTCAAGATATGAATGAGTCTACAGCTCATAAACTTCTTACTTTTTTAGAAAAAGATTTAAACTTAAGCAGCATGTTTCGTGTTGGTTGGGAAGACGCTTTAATTGCTGGGGAAGAAATATACCATATAGAACAAGTGGCGCAGGAACCTTCTGCTAAAAGAGTTAATCCTTTAGAATTTTATTGTCTTTTACCACATAACTCAGATCTAATTGATGATGCTGATGTTATTGTAGAAGATACTTGGATGTCTCTTAACACTGTTATAGATAGTTATTACGAAGACCTTACCCCTGCACAAATTGATAGTTTAGAGAAAGAGCAAGGACATAGAGGATCTATGGAAAGCAGTAG